AGGGGTGTCACCCGAAGCCGTATATGCGGCAGTAAAAAGCGGAAGATTATCGGTCAAGAAAGACTCATCTGGCAAGCCTGTTGTGGATAGCGAAACAATGCGAGAGGAATGGGCTAGAAATACGCAAACAAGAATCGGTATCGGGCCCAAGGCTGCCGGGCCGGGTAAAGAAAAGAAGCCTTTACGCAGTCGTGAGGAGAGAATGGCCTCTGGAGCAGAGCAGCCAAGGATCAGCAGGACCCAGGAGTCGATTCCCGACTACGACGAATCCCGCGCCCGAACGGAGCACTTAAAAGCAGAACTACTTGAACTTGATCGACAACAAAAAGAAGGGCTCTTAGTCAAAGCAGAGGACATTGCGCTTGAGTGGTCAGAAATTATCACTCGCGCAAGAACAAAGCTATTAGGGATACCAACCAAGGCAAAACAGCGAATACCAGACTTAGACACAGACGCTATTGGTGTTTTAGATGATATTGTGCGCGAAGCCTTAGAAGATTTAGCTGGTGACAGCGAATAACGTAGAAAAACTAAGAAAGTCAGCCGCTTTAGCCTTCAAACCGCCAAAGAAGATGACTTTAAGCGAGTGGGCGGACTCTTATGCGTATTTAAGCGCAGAATCAAGCGCAGAAGGGGGTAGATGGCACACGCTGCCCTATCAGAAAGGGATAATGGATGCGATCACGAATCCAAAGATCGAGCAGATCAGTGTGATGAAAAGTGCCCGTGTCGGGTACAGCAAAATCCTTAATCACGTCGCGGCCTTTCATATTCATCAAGATCCATGCCCGATCATGATCGTGCAGCCCACAATTGAGGATGCTCAGGGCTATTCCAAGGAAGAGATTGCGCCGATGTTGCGCGATACGCCTTGCCTCAAGGGTGTTGTGAGCGAGGCCAAGTCAAAGGACGGAGCTAACACAATCCTGCAGAAGCAATTCCCTGGCGGGAGCCTGAGCCTCGTAGGTGCCAACAGTCCGCGTGGATTCAGGCGTGTGAGTAGGCGAGTGGTTCTGTTTGATGAGGTTGACGGCTACCCACCCTCGGCTGGTACTGAAGGCGACCAGATCAAGCTTGGCATTAGGCGTACTGAGTATTACTGGAACAGAAAGATCGTGGCGGGGTCAACGCCAACCGTTAAAGACTTCAGCCGTGTAGAGCGAATGTTTCTGCAGGGTGATCAGAGACGCTATTTCGTGCCATGCCCCGACTGCAATCACATGCAGTATCTGAAATGGTCAAATATGAAGTGGCACGACAACGATCCCGATACAGCTAGTTACTGCTGCGAAAGCTGTGGCGTATGGATCCCAGCAGCGAAGAAGCGTTGGATGGTTGAACGCGGCGAGTGGCGGCCCACCGCGCCTGGCAATGGTAAGCATGTCTCGTTCCATATCTGGGCGGCGTATAGCTATAGCCCTAATGCGAGCTGGTCAACGCTGGTTGAGGAGTTCCTTGATGCGAAAAACGACGCAGAGCAGCTGAAGACGTTTGTCAATACTGTTCTCGGCGAGACGTGGGAAGACGAATATGCGTCGAAGGTGGGTGCAGATGCTCTCAGCGAACGCTCAGCTGAGGAGAAGTACAAGCAGGGTGTAGTGCCCACGGAGACTTTGCTGTTGACTGTCGGTTGTGACACGCAGGATGATCGACTGTCGCTCAGTGTTTGGGGATGGGGCCGCGAAGAGCAGGGGTGGTTGATTGACAGGGTGAAGATCTATGGCGATCCGTCTCGTAAAGATGTGTGGAAGCAGTTGGATGAGATTCTGCAAACTCCTTACAAGTCCGAAGATGGTCGTGAATTAAAGCCAATGGTGGTGGCGATTGACTCTGGTGGCCACCACACCAGCGAGGTTTACCAGTACGCAAGGGAGCGGCAGAGCTTGGGGGTGATTGCGATCAAGGGCATGTCAACCAAAAATAAGCCGCCAATTGGCAAGGCAAGCAAGGTTGACCTAAATGCGCAGGGCAAGACCCTTAAGAAAGGCGCTCAGGTGTTCCCGGTGGGATCGGACACGGTTAAGTCATTATTGTTCGGCAGGTTGAAGCACAACGATGTCGGCCCAGGATATTTGCATTTTTATCCAACAGTCGATAAAGATTATTTCGAGGAATTGACCGCAGAAAAGCAGGTGCTCAGATTCAGGAATGGTTTCCCTGAGCGGATTTGGGTCAAGAAGAGCAGTGCAAGAAATGAAGCGTTGGACGAGCTTGTTTACGCTTACGCGGCATTAAATCGGGTGTATCAGATTAAAGATCGAAGGACGCTATGGGATCAGATGGAAAGATCACCTGAAGAACGAAAAGAGTCAAAACGTACAGCTTCCGCATCGCGGACCCAGAAAAGTTTCGTTAATCAGTGGTAAGAGTTAGACTGCTGAATATCAAGTGACCTTTTGTAGATGGCGATCCCTCCATCCATAACAAGCGGCGTGGATGCGGTATGGGTTGACGCCGAGACTGTTGACGTGTTTGGCGATGCTGTAACCAGCTCCACTCACTCTCTGGTTTACTATTTTCGCCTAAACGCTGAATCGGAGGGCGTCACAGCGACAGCAGTTGCTTACAACAGCGGTTGGAAGACAACCCTTTCTTCTGCTGTTAGTGGCTCAATGATCGCCAACCCCGGCTGGTTTTTTCAGGCAGTCTTAACTAAAGCAAGCGATAACACTGTTCAGGAGTACAGCAGAGGGCAGGTCGAGGTTCGCCCTTCATTGGCCTATACGGGTACACCCGGAGCGTTTGATGGTAGAACACAGGCGCAGAAAGACCTTGATGCGGTAAAAGCAGCAATCAGGTCCATCGTCTCTGGCGGTGCTGTCGCTGAGTACAAAATCGGAAGTCGTAATTTAAAGCGATACGATCTTTCAGAACTGCTCGAACTGGAATCAAGATTGAAGTCTATTGTGGCGAAGGAGAATAAAGCCAAACTTATCGCCTCTGGCCTTGGCGATCCGCATAATCTCTACGTTCGGTTTAACAGAAGCTGATGGGACTTCGTACACGATTTCTAAGAACGCTCGGGCTCCAGCGAGTACCACGCGAACAGCCTCGCCGTCGTCGTAGTTATGCGGGTGCGATTGTCTCTCGCCTTACTAGCGACTGGATGAGCACTAGGGCCAGTGCTGATGCCGAGATTCGGAACAGCCTGAGCAAGCTGCGCGACCGTTCGCGTGAGATGGTGCGGAATAATCCGTATGCAAAGCAGGCAAAACGCACCACTCAGGTCAATGTCGTTGGCAGTGGTATCAAGCTTCAGTCCCAGGTTCAGCAGGTTCGTGGCCGGAAACCCAGTGAAGCGATTAATCGCCTCATTGAAGAGAAGTGGCATTTATGGACCCGTGCGCAGCATTGCGACGTAGCGGGTCGGCATAGCTTCCACATGATGGAATGGCTAGCCACAGGAGCTTTACCTGAGTCAGGTGAGGCGTTATTCCGTATTATTCGCCGTCCGTTTGGTGGTAGCCGCGTCCCATTGGCGCTTGAGATGATTGAGTCTGATGTTCTCGACGAGGAATACCAAGGCCCAACGCTTGCGAAGCTCAATGAGTGGAGGATGGGCGTTGAGATCAATGAATGGGGTCGTCCTGTCCGTTATGCGTTCTTAACTCGTCATCCTGGAGATTATTGGTTCCAAAATGCACCTCAAAAAGGCGATAAGCATGTCTTCCTGCCTGCGGCGGATGTAATCCATCTGTTTATTCCAGAGCGTCCGCAACAGCATCGCGGCGTGCCTTGGTTCCATTCAGTGATGGCTGATGCTCACCAGTTGCAGGGTTATGAGGAGGCGGCTGTGATCCGTGCTCGCGCTGGTGCTTCTGTGATGGGGTTCGTCACAAGTCCAGAGGGCGAACTTGATGGTGATGACGTTGAAGCTGATCGCAGGATTAGCGAGTTTGAGCCTGGGATGTGGAAGTACCTGGAGCCTGGTCAGAACGTAAGCGTGCCGAACATCAGTTCACCTGATCAGCAGTACGAGATGTTCGTAAAGAATAAGGTTCGCCGCTTTGCGTCAGGTTTTGGCTGTTCTTACGAGACGCTGAGTCGGGATTTTAGTGAAACCAATTACAGCAGCAGCCGGTTGAGCTTGCTGGAAGATCGTGAGCATTGGAAGGTTATTCAGTCTTACTTGATCGAAAATTTCCACAATCGTGTGTTCCGCGAATGGCTTGATCTTGCTGTATTGGCTGGCGAACTGCCTTTTGATGACTACGACGCTCGTCCTGAGCGTTATGACACTCCAAGATGGATGGCTCGCGGATGGGATTGGGTTGATCCACTCAAGGAAGCAAAGGCTTATCGACAAATGGAGCAGGCTGGTTACATGACCAAGGCCCAAATCGTCGCGAAGCTTGGTGGAGACTTCTTTGACAACCTCACGGAGTTCTCTAGGGAACAGCAAGCAGCTGAAGAGCTTAATGTTGAACTGGATCGTGACATTATTGATGAACTCCCAGAGGAGGTTGAGTGATGCCTGCTATGCCAACTGAAGGTATGCGCGAAGAAGCGCAGCGTTATAGAGATTGGAAAGAAGATGGTCGCGACGGTGGCACTGAAGTTGCTGCTCGTCGTGCGAGTCAGATTCTTAGCGGCAACGAACTCAGTGACGACACAATCGTCGAGATGAGTGCTTGGTTCGCTCGTCACGAAGTAGATAAAAAGGCTGAGGGTTTTAGCCCTGGTGAGGAGGGTTATCCTTCTCCAGGCCGTGTTGCCTGGGCTGCCTGGGGCGGTGACGCTGGCAAGGCTTTTTCTGATCGCACTG